CCCGCCGGTACCCGCATGGGGGACCTCCGGAAGGACCCGCAACCTGGTTGCCCCTGGTTGCGCACCTCACAGCCCAGGGATGACAGGCGGCAGCAGGTCACGCGCTCGCACCATGGCGAACAGCGCCCCATCGTCGCCCCGGAACGTGCGGCCTGCATCGTATGCCTCCTGCGCCAGCACCTGGAGGATGTGCGTGGGCAGCAGCACGATTGCCTCCACCGTGTGGCCGTGCCCATCCATGACCACAGCCTGCCAGGCTGCATCCGACACGGCCACGCCGGCCAGGGCACGGTCCTGGTCCCTGACCTTGACCGCCACGATGCCGGCCGCTGCGCCCTGCTTGGCAGACATCACCTCCACCCGGCCTGATGGCAGCCCCAGCGCCAGCAGCTGCGCCACCAGGCGCTCACTCCGCTCCTGCATTTGTCCCACCACGTCACACCTCCTGGGGGATTGGGTCATGAACGCGGCCTCAGCCAGCTGACAGCGGCTCCGGCTGCCAGGAGTAGCGCGAAGATGAGCACCACCTGGAACAGCCACTCGCCGAACGCGGCCATGCGCTCACCCTTCGGTTCCGTCCGGAATGCCCACACGTGCCCCCATAGCAGGAGGCCCAACACCAGCAGCAGCAGCAGCGCGCTCACCTTGTCAGTGGACGTCATGCGACTCCTGCGCACGCTCCTCAGCTTCGGCCAGGCGCTTCAGCTCAGGGACATTGGCCAGGGCAGCCTGCACCGCCTTTGCCAGCTGCTCCTGGAGCATGGGCGCCAGCTCCTTCACCACCAGCAGGTCCGGAGTCACGAACAGCGGGGCAATCAGCGCACCACCCTGCTCATACTTCAGCGCAACCAGCGTGTACGTCCCGTCCTTCACCACCGGCACGCGAAAGCTGACAGTCACCAGGTTCCCCATCTCCAGCACCTTGACGTTCTGCTCCAGCGGCTCCTTCGGTTTGTCGCTCAATCGGTCCTCCCCATGTGCGGGCGCACGCGTCCTGGCCGATGGTCATACGCTTGCAGCGCGTCCTTCATGTCATCCACTCCGCACGTGCAGTCCCGCGTGATGTCGTGCTGGATGCAGATGTTGCACGTGGAGTTGTGCACCAGGAGCATGGGCGCAGCGTTCACGATGCGAGCCGCCACTTTGCGCTCAGCATCCAGCTCCGTCAGCAGGTACTGCACCGCCTCCAGGGGTCCCATCTTCCACCGCCCCTGCGCGTACGCCCTGATGCGCAGCTCGCGCTCCTTGCTCATGGTCCTGGGGTCAGCGTTACTCATGCCTTCCCTCCGCTGGCGAGGATGTGGCCCCAGTCGTAGCACTCTGCCGTGTGGCGCTTGTCCGCTGGCAGGCTCTCCACGAACGCGATGACCTTGCGTCCCGCATCCGCGTTCTCGCACTCCACCAGCCACCAGCGGTCGGCGGCGCTGCGGTGTTCGCACTGGCGTGCCGTCAGGCCCTCCGAATACCGCCCCACGCACTTCGGCCGCCCGTCTCCGGTCTGGACAAACAGCAGGACGCGGCTCACTCCGCCCGCCCTTCCATCTCCGCCTCCATGCGGTCCTGGCGCATCAGGTGGGACTTGAGCGTGAAGTCATCCCTGGACACCACGATGTGACGCGGTGCGCTGAACAGCAGGCTCACGCTGTCCCTGTCCCTGGGATAGCCCAGCGCCACCTTCGCGCCGTCCAGCAGGTCCAGCTCCTCGTTCCACGCCAGGCGCTGCCGGAACTCCGCATCACCGCGGTACACATGCAGCACCGCACCGTCCAGGTCCAGCTCCACCACGGCCACGCGCACGTACCTGCCCACGTACACGCGCCGGCCACGCTGAACGCTCAAGACAAGAGCCATTATTCCACCCTGTCATTCGGCAGCAGCTTGAGCGCGATGCGCAATCGCAGGCACCACAGCTCATGGCCTGGTCTGTCAACCTCACACCAGCACGGTATCCCATCATCGTTTCCATCACGGCGCGGTGGAATCGTAAGCAGCGCCAGGCGCAGGCTGTGAACCTCTCGCCGCAGTCGCTCGGATTCTTTCCATGCTTTGTCACGCTGGTCGCACAGATAACTGAACACCACATCGCTCCGCGTGCGCGGAGGAGGCGGAGGAGGCGGCGGCTTTGTCCCAGCGCCCAGGGTGTACGGTTTTAGAGTCGGCGCTCTCCTGCTCATGGTGTCCTCACGGTGACGGACTTGGTGGTGCCGTCCGAATACGTGAACTCTATTTCGGCTTCCGTGATGTGCCCACCATCGCGCTCCTGCCACAGCTTGGCCACATCCACGTCCGTGCACTTGGGGTCAGTCATCACTCACCATGCTCTCACACGTTCCCTGCGTTGCCGGCTCCGTGTGCAGGTGCAGGCCGATGGCAGCGGCCACGGTCCTGGCGCCGCGCTCATGCTTCGCGCACATCACCAGCGGCTCACGCCCTGGCCAGAACACACGCGCCACTGTGGGCTCATCGCATCTGCGCTCAGCCATTGGCGGCCTCCTTCGCTGCGTGCGCGGGATGGTCGGCCGGCAGCACCAGCGGCTCACCAGGATATCCGTTGATGCCCTTGACGAACCACGTGCGCACACGCTCCAGCGCAACGCGCATCTCAGGACGTTCCATCGCAGCGGGCGCGTCCTTGACCGCGAGCGCGTCAGTAACCTCCTGGTACGGGAAACCGCCGTGACCGTTCTCCCACCACTTGCTGATTGCGGCCAGGCGCTGCTCCAACGCGGCCACCTCCAGCTCCACAGTGTCCGCCAGGATGCAATCCGGCTTGTGTTGTGGGCGCTCTCCTGATTCTGTGATGGCCTCGCACACGTCGCACCGGGTTCCGCCGCTGATAGGCGTGGCGCTGAAGTTGTTTTCTGCAATCCACATCGCCAGCTTACTCACCCTGGAAGCCAGGCTGTCAGCCATGGGACACCGCCGCCAGGCGCAGGTCCTTCGCACCCTTCAGCTCCACCAGGGGATTCGCACCCGTTAGCCTGGAGAACATGCGGCCACCGTACCGCTCCGCCAGCTGCCGCACCTCCAGGTTCGTGGTGTACCAGGTGGGCATCATCTCCCCATATCGCCCGTCAATCAGCAGGTCCAGCTGCGTGGTGGCCCAATCGTCCTGGTACGATTTCAGGCGCTCGCCGCCCAGGTCATCCAGCACCAGGCAAGGCGCCGTGTGCAGGTACCGCATCTGCTGCTCCGCGTCCCGCAGGCCGTTGTCCCGGCTGGACATGATGCGCAGCTCATTCACCAGCTGTGGCCAGCGGACCCAATGGAACCACTGGCGCCCCACCTCCGCGCTCCTGGCGCCCTTGGCGTACCGCGCCCGCACCACGGCATCGGAGCCGGCCAGGAAGATGGTGGCCAGGGCGAACGTCTTTCCGCAGCCCACGCCGCCGGCCAGGCCGAATCCCCTGGGGTAGCGGTTCCCGGACCGAATCATGAGCGCCGATTCCGCGCAGCTCCTGGACTCCAGCGCCCGCTTCAGCTGGTCGGGGACCTGCGCCCAGGTAGCGGTCAGCTCCCTGGGATTCATTCCGGCCTGGGCGCCCATGGAGCGCACCAGGACGCCCACCTGGTCCTGGGACAGCTCCTGGAGCCGTTCGGGCTCAGGCGGGGCAGCCTTGGCGTCCTGGCGCAGCTCCAGCATGGCCCCAGCCACCACGTCCTTCACCTCCGTCATTCCCTTGGTCATTCCCCACCTCCCAGGTTGGTCCCGATGTAATCCGCGTCCGCTGCGTTCCGGCTTCCGCCAGGGGTGGTCCTGGTCATGCGGCCACCGCCCTGGTCCTGCGCCTTGCCCAGCCAGTTGTGCACGAACTTCAGCACGCCACGCGCTGTCTTTCTCCGGCTGGGTGACGCCAGGAGCCACCCGCGCATTTTCCGCAGCTCCTGCATCACGTCCACCGCGGGGTACAGCTTGCCCCACTCCTCCAGCTCCGTCTGCGTGATGTCGCGCTGCTTCCCCTGGGTCAGTGGCAGGGGCACGCCCACCGTCCTGGAATCCACCAGGAACACCTCCGGGGAGGAGTCTGAAAGACTCCTACTTGTATCTGTATCTGTATCTGTATCTGTATAGCGTGATTGTCCGTGACTTTGCGTGACGTCACGTGACGGTGGCGTGACGGGCTGTGATTCGTGTGGCCCTTGATGTGACATCTTCACGCGGTCCCGGCGCCGCTGCTGCCGCAAGCGGTTAGACTCGCGCACCTCATCCGCCGTGTGCATGTCACGGTACGTGGAATGATTCACCACGGCCCATCCGGACTGCCCATCACCCTCCAGGGGCACGATGCGCCGGCCACTCTCCGCCGGCATGGATGAGCGCGGGTCAGGCTCCAGGAGGATGGCCAGGCCCTTCGCCACCACCTCCGCCGGCAGGCCGCTGTGACGCACCAGGGCGCCCTCAGTCATGTCCACCACGCCGTCCGCGTCCGCGAACGCCAGGATGGCCACGAACGTCACCCACGCCTCCCAGGTATCGCCCAGGGGTCCGGTGAACATCCTACGGAACACCTTGGCGTACATCAGGGCACCTCGCCCAGGTCGAACCCCACCCGGTGCCCGCGTTCGGACTTCAGCTTGTACTCCGCGCTGGCCACCAGGCGCCTGGCGTGCATCCTGGCAACGCCCACGGCCGCCTCCAGTGGCGTCTCCCCCGTGGCGTACAGCTCCGGCCAGGACGGCCAGAACACGGACACCAGGTTGAACCGCCCATCTTCCGCCATGTCCACCCGCACCAGCCCAGGCGCACCCTTCAGCTCCCTCACGAAGTTGTCCAGCTCCAACACCGTCATGCTCTGTTCCCTCCCACGGCCAGGCGGATGAGCGCCTGCCGTACCTCATCCAGGTCAGCCGTCTCCGGCAGCTTCCACAGCTGGTTCAGCACGCCCAGCCCACTCTCGCCGATGCGCTCCAGCCACCACGCTTTGAACTCCGATATTTCGTGGTGCGCCCAGCCCAGGTGGCAGTAATCGCACAGCGCCGCCACGTTCAGCGGATGCCACCTGGTGGCCTCGATTCGGCACGAACGGAAGTGTGCGACGTGAAGCACCACCCGCCTGGTGAACCCGTCCGCACCCTTCACGCTCGCACCTTCCACCGCTCCGCACCGCTCGCAGCGGTGACCGGCCCGCAGCAGCACCCAGGGACGGAATACCCTGTCCAGCTGCTCCATGATTTCCTGCCGGCCGGACGCCCGCCGCAGTCTGCTCATGCCTGGTTCACGTCCTTCACGTTCTCCCAGGTTTCGACCGGGCGGCCCGTGGTGTCCACGCCCTCCAGGCGCACGTACAGCTCGCCCGTGATGTACGTGGAATGCGCCGTGACCGTGCCCTGGAATCCAGAGAATCGGTGCGTGGCCAGGCTGCCCATTTCCGGCAATGTGTCCATGCTCACCTCCGTCCTGCGTGTGGGACTACTTGCTGCGCCTCGCCCTGGGAGCCGGTGACTGTGCCGGACCAGGACCACCACCAGCCTGCTGCGCTTCCGCGGCCAGGGATTCCTTCACGCCGGCCACGCCGGCCTTCGCCTTCGCCTGCTCCTCCGCCTGGTGCTTGGGGTCCGGGAATGCCTCATCCAGCGTCACGTCACCGTCACGCACGGCCGTGACGGTCGCCCGGAGCGTCACCAGGTGGTCCACCGTCAGGTCCTCCAGGCCCTTCAGGTCCAGCGCGTGGTACACGCGGTCCGCGCTCACGCCCATCTTCGCCAGGTAGTCCAGCGCCTCCAGGCGGCGGGTGGCCAGGGTGCTGGCATCGCCGGCCACCACCTTGCGCGCCTTCTCGTACGCACCGTCCCAATAGCTGCGCGGCACGCCGCGGAGGATGGCGTTTCGGATGGCGATGGAGACGGCCGCGTTGGCCGTGGTGAGAATCATGTCCAGGCTGTAGCGGCGGCCGTTGCGGTCCACGATGCGGCGCCGCGTCTCCACGGACGTGGCCACGTTGCGCTCCAGGTCATGGAACACGCCCTGTGCCACCACCCACTCCCCGGAATCGTCCAGGACGCGGCCGGCCACGCGGCAGTTTCCCCAGGAGCTGCTGATGATTTCCGCCAGGCGCACGCTGGGTCCCTCGATGGACTTGACCGCGCCGCGGCTGTCCTTCCTGGGCAGCGCATACAGGCAATCCGCCGCCACGCGCTCGCTGACGCACGCCATGGTTTCCACGGCCCGCATGAATGACGTGATGGACCTGGGGTACTGCTTCGCCGTGGTCACCTGCTGGTCCAGCTCCGCCTTCACGTGCGCTGCCACCTGGTTGGTGGAGCCGGCGAACACCTGGGCGGCTTCCCCAGCGCCGATGTCCTGCACCGTATCGCTCATGATGCCTTCCCCTTGAGGATGTTGAACACGAACCGCCGCACCGGAGCGCCCTCCTTCATGTGGACCTGGCCCAGGTCCGCCAGCATGGCCACCACCGCGTCCGCTGCCTGCTCCGGGGTCCTGGAATCGCTGGCCGCCAGCTCGCCGGCAAGCTGCCTGGCGATTCCCTCCCAATCCACCACCTGGCGGCCCTTGGCGGTGCGCCAGGTGGCTTTCCAGCCCTCGCCCAGGATGCCGGCCACGTCCCCGATGCGGTCCTTGAACGTGTTGACCAGCAGCGCCTCCTCATCCTCCATGGCCGTCATCGCCAGGCGCACGTCCGCCAGGCGCCGCGCCCGCTCCTCATCCTCCGGCTCCGCGGCTCGGATGTTCTCCATGTGCACGGGGTACCTGGCGGCCAGGTAGCGCGCCGCGGCCTCCGTGCCGTCAATGGGCGGGCGCTCGCCCTGGACCACGTGGCGCTCCCACCACTCCACCAGGCGGCTGGTCACCATCTGCTCCAGCTCCAGGTCACGCCGGATGGTGTAGATGCGGAAATCGCTGCCGCCGATGAGCACGCCCAGGTCCCACGCCGGGAAGCCGGTGATGGCCATGTAGTGGCAGCATTGAATCAGGTACGCAGCCGGCACCTGGTCCGTCCCAGGCTCGCCCCAATCGCTGGCCGCGAACGGGCTGGCCGTCTTAGCCTCAAAGCCGCGCTCCTCCCCGTACACCAGGCGGTCCGGCGTGCCGATGAGCATGGGGTGGAGCGGGTGCTGGAGCACCTGGTCACCCTTCTCGTACAGGACGCGGCCGGTGGCCTCCGCGTACGCCTGGGCGATGGGCTCCTCCAGGAGCTGGCCCCACCGCATGGCCGGCGTGGTGTCCTTGGGGGACCTGGCCATGCTCACCTTGTCCATCCACACATCCAGGGCGCCGCTGAACTTGGACAGCCCCAGGATTGCGGCCGCGTCAGTCCCGCCGATGCCCTGCTTGCGCTGCTCCAGCCACACCGCCCGCCCCACTCCGTTCCCGTCCATCCCTCAGCTCCTCTCGGTGGCTGTAGATGTCCGCCAGGCTCAGCGCCCCGCGAGACACCGCCACGATGCACACGGCCGTTGCCGGCCTCGGTGCAGTCACTCCACGCACCCAATGATAGGCGGCCGCACGTGTCGCCGGCTGGCCGGCGGCGCCCAGGTCCCGCACCAGGCGGGTCACTCCGTAATCACGAACCCACACGCTGAACTTGGTGCGCCACCGCCGTCCCTGGAAGCGGCTGGATGTCATCATGACCTCCGAACGTAGGAACGCCCAGGACCGCCAGCTCCACTACGCTGACGGCCCCAGGCGCATTGTTCGCAGCTGCACGGTGCATCCCTGCCCCCTTGCGGTGCCAGCTGATTCAGGACCGCCGCAATGTAGCCGCCGGCCCACTGGCAAGTCAAGGGTCACGTTGACCGCTCCTGGAGCGCCTAGCGCCCCAGCCACTTGGTGAGGATGTGCCGCCCGAAGCCCTCGTAAAGCTGCCGCGCCCAGGTTGCGCTGGTGAATCCGCCCAGGAGGATGCCCACCACGTTGGGGACCGTGCCGGCGATGTCGAAGCCGGCAGCCTGTGCGTCCGGGACTGCGAACACGGACACCAGCTTGGTCACCACGTAGAGAGCGAAGTTGACCCAGGGAATCGCGTTGTTCGTCACGCCCTTCAGGGCCGGCAGGTACTTCCACAGGATGCCCACCACAAAGGAAATGATAATCCAGTTGGCGTCAAACAGCGTCTGGAGCGTTTCCGGCGTCATGCACTACCTCCGTCACGGCTGGCGGTGGATTCGATGGCCTGGACGCGCCGCTGTACGTCCGCAGCCACAGTGTTCACCTGGTGTATGTCTCGCTCGATGGAGCGCAACCATGAGTCCATGCGCCCCTCCAGCAACGCACACTCACGCCGTGGCATGAATGCGGTTTCTTGACCGCCCAGGCCCAGGAAGCGTTCAAACTTCTCCATCCTGTCCACCGCGGCCTGGTACCGTTCGTCATTGCGCAGGTCCTGCGCCTCAGCGCGCTCCTGTGTCTTTTCAGCTTCAGCTTTCACCTGGACCTCCAGGCGCGCCACGCTCACGCGCACCGCCACCCAGGCAATCAGGCCCACCACCGCGGCCGAAAGCACAGGCCCCCCAATCGTCAGCTCAGCGGGTGCATTCACCTCACCAGCCTCCGCAGCTGCTCCAGGTCGAACAGCGTACCGGGGCAGCTCTTGTAGGGTGCGAAGTCATGATGACCCACGATGGACTCAGCTGGGATTCCCCAGGTGCGCATCCAGGGAATGACCACCCGGTGCGCGGCCACCTGTAGCATGTCCTCCGATGGCGCGGCCAGGTCGAAGTTGCCCACCAGGCACAGGTGGAGGCCCTGAACATTCATGCCTCCCTCCTTGACCGCAGCCGCCGGCTCATCGGCCGGCCGGCCCAGGAGCGCCTGGTACGCGTATGCGCGGCCCAGCTTCGCCGGGTCCCCCACCAGCTCCACGAAAGCGTGGTAACCCACGTCACGCCAGCCCTGCACCTCCATGTGGTAACGCTGGATGGCCGCCGCGGACACGGTGCCGCTGTCCTCGGTCAGGCTGTGGTGGATGACGATGTGAGTTTTGTGAATCATCAGGCCCTCCTGGCCAGGTTGAACCGCAGCGTTTCCATGACCTGGAGCCGGACCTGCGCCTCCAGGTGCGTGTAAATCACACGCCTCATGGTTTCGTGAAACTTCAGCACCGGCCGCAGCTTCACGTTTTGCGCGAACGAGTACACCAGGCGGATGTCCCCCTTGCCTGGCCCCACGCGCTGGTACACGCCGCCCTCCGGCGCCCTGGATGTGGACTGGAGCACGAACGTGCGGCTGGTGCCCTTCCACTGGATGGCGCCGCCCTTGCGCCGGCTGGCGCGCAGGTTCACGTCCTTCCGCTCATGCTTGGCGCGCCCGGACTTCCCCCGAATCACGATGCCGGCGCGCACCTTCGTCAGGCGCATGGCGCGGAACGTGAACGGCTCCGTGACTCCGGCACGCTTGGACGGTCGCGCCGGCCCGCCCGTGATGGGCACCGCCACGCGCCGGCCCTTGAACGGCAGCCGCCGGCCTCCGGACTCGTACTCACTCAGCAGCAGCCGCGTGGGCTCGCCCACGTACACGCGAGCCTGGAGCCGGCCCTGGGCACCCGATGCAAACGGCTTGATGATGGCCGCCTGGCGCATCAGGAAATCAGGTTTGCGCAGCGTGAACGTCCTGGGCAGGCCCTCGCGCACCGCGGCCTGTCCCAGCTTCGCGGTGTTATTGAGCGCGTTGGCCAGCGCGTATGACCGCCGTTTCTGACTGTTTTTCAGGACAGCCAGGGGCAGCGTCAGGTCGGAGCTGACGGTGAAGTGTTCGATGGCCACTAGGGCAGGATGGCCGCGTAATCCCACTGGAAGCGTGGGGTGTAGTCCACCAGCGTGGCGCCGTCCTCCCACTTCACGCGGAACGTGAACGTGGCGCGGTCCAGCGCCGCCAGGTCACCGGTGGTGATGTAGTCCCCGATGCCCACCCAGGTCACCACTCCGTTCGTCGGGTCCGTGAGCGTTCCCGCCTCGGTGATGGTCACGCCCGGCAGGTCCTCGGAGTTGCCCAGCAGCGTGAACGTCCCGCCGGTGATGTCCACCGGCTGGTTGAACTCATCCACCACGTCCAGGACGAAATCCTTACCGGTCGCACCAACCACCACTTCGTCAGCCATGTCACTCCCCTCCGAACTTGAAGCGCCGCCTGATGGTTCCGATTTTGCCCACACCCTTCAGGTTGGGGAACTTCTCCCCGTCCTTCAGCGTCGGGAAGTCAAACCGCAGTTTCGGCTGGGGGAACGTCATACGCTTGCCAATGCCGTCATGGTCAGGCCCCAGCGTACCGTACACCTCCACCCACAGCTCCGCGCAGCGCACGTCAGAGTAATCCGTGAGCGCGGGGTAATCGTGGCCGATGCCAATGCTGGTGAGCGCGATGACGTCAGCCGGGGTCCAGGCTCCGCCTCCCGGCTTGGTTTCGATGTCCGCGGACTGCGCCAGGAAATACGGGTCCAGCGCCGTCAGCGTCTCGGGGTCAATCCCATCATCCGAACGCTTCCACACCGTGGTGACGGAAGCATGGACCAGGGCTGGAGTGGTGGCCGGCGTGCCGCCCAGGGTGTAGAAGAATCGGCGATTTGCCGGCGGTGTCGGGTTCAGGTTGTCCACCTGCAACACGTACGCCATGAACTTGATGTGATGGATGCTGGACCAGGTGGCCAGCTCTCCGTCAGCAGGAGCCGTCAGGCTGGGCGCCGTAACCTTCACGGTGCCGCCGGCCGGATTCGCCACCGGACCGATGGGCGCTACAGCGTCAGCCGTCCCGGTAAGCGCGTTCCCGTCTCCCAGGCTGGCGTGATTGACGCGCAGCACGCGCCGTTCATAGCTGGTGACGGCCTGCGGGTCACGCGGTGCGGACTGGAAAAACAGCAGGGACGAATCCAGGGACGCCACCGCGGCCAGGATGCCCACGGACTCCACCAGGCTGGTCACCACGCCAGGCACCGGCGTGGGAGCACCCACGCCCATGACGATGCCCACGGATGCCGGGGTGCTTTCCTGGTCCGCGGGCGGTCCCCACAGCTCCAGGGAGAACTCCGACAGATACGCCTGGGGGTCACCGAACGGACTATCGGTGGACGCATCCAGGCGAGCGCCCCAGCTCTGCGCGTTCACCTTCGCGTTCGTCCAGGCCGCGGAATCCGCGGGGTCAGTGGCGAAGTCCTGGGAATAATCCGCGAAGGATGTGGTGATTGCGATTTGTGACCCGCGGTTGGTGGCATTGATGCGAGGCTGGTACGCCTTGACCACGATGGCGCCGCCGCCCACGTGTGCGTACTTGGCGCGGAACTTCATGCGCACGAACGAAACGGTGCCGGACACGGCGGCGGTGTCCACCGCCCCGTCCAGGTACCAGGTGCCGCTGCCGTTCACCGTGTCGAAGTCGCCGGAACAGTCCATGACCGCGGCCGTGCCGTCATTCGCGTCATGCGATTGCGCGGCGCTTCCGAAGTTGGAATGCGACTCCCCGCCCGTCCCGTTGTTATCAAAAGCGGTCAGGGTGGGGACTGCGCTCCAGTACAGTGTCTGCTTCAGGACGTCCGACATGGGCGGCTCCGCTTAGGAGGTGGGCACCGAATAGTTGAACTGCCCGTGTTCCGTCGCTTGGAGGTACGCATCGTCCGAGTACGTCACCTCAGCGTCCACGGTGACGCCGGTGATGTCGTTTGCGGGACTCGCGCCCGCGTTCGGGGTGAGCTGGAGAAAAGCGAAATCGTGCGGAATCCCCACGTAGCCCACCGGCGTGCCGATGCACACGGAGTTTCCGCCCAGCGTCTGGTCAGCGCGGATGCCGATGTTCCCAGCCACCGTGGGGTATCCGGTCGCACCGTACGCGTGGGCGCGGAGGTTGTGATTGCCCATCAGGATGGCCCACACGGCCGGCGTGATGCCGTTGGTGGAGCGGATGCGGAAGGACACATAGGACGCATTCCGGCACGGGACGCCGTTGGTGGTGCGCATCGCGGAGGCCCCCGCCAGCGTCTGCGGTCCCACCACGCCACTCAGTGCAATGTTCGGATACGTTACGGTGCGCGGCATTGTGTTGCCCTCCAGGTACTAGGTGAGGTTGAGAACGCCGTCCGCCGGCCAGGTCACGTCATAGTCCCCGCCGTTCGTCGTCACGTCCGGGCTGATGTCCACGATGGCCAGGAGCGGTGAGTCCGCATCGGACGTGACCTCCTGGATGATGGCGATGTACGCCACCGTGCCGGCATTGATGGCCGGCCAGGTCAGGTCATCCGCGTCCAGGTACACCTTGTCCGCCGAATCGTCCTTGACCACGGTGGGGGTGGTGAGTGTCTTGCGCCCAGCGCCACCGAAGCCGGCGGTGTAGCCGGTGCCGCTCAGCTCCTTGCTGGTGCCGCCGGTGATGGAGGTGACAAAATCGTGGTCCTTGTCCGGGGTGTAACTGCCGGTGACCAGCATGGCCTTGAGCACCACCGTGTCCAGGTCCAGCAGTCCCAGCGCCAGCAGCTGCCGGCATTTGTTCGTGGTGCTTGATGCCATGTGACCCTCCTAGATTGCGACAGCCAGGACTTCGGTGTGTGTGTCAGGGATTGCGTGCTGGACCAGCTCCACCGCAACGAACCGCTTTCCCTCCCAGGACCCATCATCGCCGGCCCTGGGGTACACCATCATCGTATCCCACTCGCCGGAGGTGGTGAACACGTCACCGCGCCGCAGGTCCGCGAGCGTGCCGGACATGAACCGGATGACCAGGGGCGGTGTGTCGCCGGTCAGGTCCGCCACGCGGTTGCGCAGCTCCATGGCCGTTTCGGAGTCCTGGATGGCGCGGCCTTCAATCGTCGTCTCGCGCTTCGTGCCGTAGCGGCTCGCGGTCAGGGCAAGTATTTGCTCGCGGTTGAACTTGGGACACAGCGCCTGGTGTGAGTTGGCGCTGGCGCTGTCATGGTTTTGGTCAAAGCCCAGCAGCTCCGCCGCACACTTGAGGCCCGTGGCGCCCTTGAGGCCGTTGGTGCCCGTCTCCCACAGGAACGCGATGCCAGGGAACGTGGAGGCCGCGCCGCTGTTCGTGATAAGCAGCAGCTGCTCCTCCACAGCGTAGTCCGCCACGTGCGAGGTGGCCCCGGAGTAAGAAAGCGGCTTGTACCCGAAGGACGCGGCAGCGTTATTGGACAGCACCTCCGTGGGTGATGTCATGTTGAACTGCACCTGGCAGTTTACGCCCGTCTTTCCGAATGTGAACTTGCGCGTGGCGCGGCTGTACGTGACGAACCAGCGCGAGTCCCCCGTCTGGTTGCGCAGCTCCGTCTGCGTGGCCGCGGCCTGCTCCTCCAGTGTCTGGTAGAAACCAGGCGGCAGCGTCACCTGGACCAGGACGGCGCTGGTGTTGTCCGCCATGAATCGGTTGAACGCGCTGGCGTGAACGTACCCGCCCCAGGCGCAGGACCACCCCACACCATGCAGCCTGGTGCCAGGTATCGGGGTCAGCACGGACTTCAGCGCGCTCAACACACCATCGTATCCGGACGCGCCGGCCGTCAGCGTGACGGTGGTGATGACGCCCGCGGAGGAGCGCACGTCCAGCTTGTCATTCTCGCCGGCTCGCACCAGCAGGTCCTGGTCCCGGATGTTGTAGTACCAGTGGCCGGCGCTGGACCTGGCGGTGCTCACGTTCGTCTCCGCCATGTAGTTTTTGCTCTCCACGTCCCACGCGTACGGGATGCGCACGCCGCTGGCCACCGTGGAGTCCTCCAGGGATTCCACGCGCAGTCCGTCCACCGGGTCCAGGATGTCATCCAGGTTGAGCGTGCGCCCGTACGTGTCAGCGCGGCCGCGGCGCCAGGGAATGAACCTCCAAACGTCCTCCACCTCGCACAGGTAGCACCAGGACAGCCCACCGGACGCAATCCAGGACAGCGCGGTGGTGACGTCCACCTGGTCCCCGATGGACAGCGCCAGCTTCATGTCCTTTTGATGCCAGGTGCGCAGCTCCTGCCGGACGCCATTGAAGTCACCCAGGCCGGACGTGCAGATGGCCGCGGGTGACTCGCCCGCATACGTGGTCAGGATGTGCCTGGCGATGTCGGGTGGCCGTTCGATGAGCGCGGCGGCCACGCCCGTGTTCGTGCCGCTCCCATCGTCCGCGTACCCCAGCACGTTCGCGTAGAAACTCCCGCGCAGCTCCGTGACCGGCGGGATGGTTTCCACCTTCTCGTACGGGAACGCGATGGTGCGGCCGCGGGCTCCTGGGATGTCGCGCCTGGTATTCAGCGGGCGCGTTTCAATCGTGCTGACGGTGCGCACGGATTCCAGGACCTCCTGGGTGGGCTCGTACTCCACCACCACGCCCATGGCGATGACGTACACCTGGCCGGCCGGCGTGCCGCCGCCGCTGAAGTCCACTTGCAGGTCACGGCTGGAGAAATCCCAGGGCTCCGCCGGCAACATGCCGGTGCCCCAGCCGTTGTTCCCGCCCAGGTCAATCACGTCCCAGGTGGGTGTGGTGGACGCCACCAGGGTGATGGCCGTGGCGCCCACGCCGAACTGCGCGAACTGGAACCTGGCGGAGGTGAGCACGGCGCTGCTGAAATAGAGGATGTACGCGTACGCGTTCGTCATGCGGCCCAGGTTCGGCTTCGCCTCCAGCTTCGCGTACAGGAACCGCTTGGAGGCCGCATAATCCAGCTTCGCGTATCGGCCTTCGTTGCGGCGGTCCAGGATGTTGCGCGGGTCCTCCGCGAAGTTGGCAGCCAGGCGGATTTCCGAAGGGAACACGGGCGCGTACGCCCAGCCCTGGCCGTCCGGGAGGTTGAAGCCGGCTCCGTCCGCCGCGTTGAAGATGTTGGCGGGCTCAGGGTCCACCACGTGCAGCGCATCGTCCTGGGTGGACTTGAGGAAAAAGGCGGTTCCGAACGGCCCGGTGAGCGCGTTGAGGATGCCCAGCTGCTTCACCTGGTGCGATGCCACCAGGACCTTCGCGGGTGTGAGCGCCGCATTGCTTTGCCGTCCGGTGTCCACCAGGATGCCGTGCGCCACGCGGTCACCGCCGGAAATGAACTCCCGGATGCTGTGCGAAACGGGGTATTTCGTGGCGTACGGCACGCGCAGCGGCAGGCTGGAAAAGTCCCCGTAGATGATGGGCACCGTGGCGCCGATGGAGTTATCCGGCGCTCCAGGGTACTTGCCGCGGGTGATGACCAGGGGCGCCACCGGCTTGTTGTAGTCCCGGCGCTGAAGGCAATGCAGCACCAGCTTGCCGTTCGTCAGCTCCCAGGTTTGAACCACGCCGCGGAATCGCCGGTAGCCGCTGGTGGTCACGCTCAAACCATCCGCGGACAACCACAGCTCCACCGTGGCGCCCACCATGCGGTGCGTCACCAGCAGGTTGGACAGGCGCGCACCGGCCAGGGAGGAAAGCGGCACGTTCAGGAGCGTCACGCGCATGGACGCAGGCGACACGTCCGCGGTGAGCCAGGCGCCAGGCGACGTCACCACGCAATCCGTCACCACCGGGTCATAGTTGGTTCCGTCATTGATGACGGGACGCCCGGACACGTACAGCGTGATTGGGCTGGGGTCCGTGAGCGTGACCTGGACCAGGGATTGGCGTGAGTCAGCGGTGTGCATGTACCACCGCTGCTGCATCGCATACGCCATGGTGGTCACGGCATCACGTCCAGGTTGAGCGCGATGTCATACAGGTCCGGATTTCCCCAGCGGTTCACGGTCACCAGGTCACGCGGCTGCACCTGGTACGCCACATCCCATCCGGTCAGGATGACGGGCGGCCCGTACAGGTCCTGGCGCATGTCATACAGGTCCTCCACCGCGTCCAGCTTGGCCTGGTTCACAGCGTTCAGCTGGATGTTCAGCTCACGCCGGTCAATGCCGTACCGGACAGCGTGCTGATTGCCGCCAGCCGTCAGGAGCTGATTGATGGCCGGGATGCGGCGCTCCGTGGACCCAGGGCTCCACACGATGCCCAGGTCATTGTTCGCCGGCACGGTGACCAGGCGGCCCAGGAAAAAGTTGCCCAGGCTGAAGGGATTGAACACGGCGCTGAAAATAAAACGCCAGTAGCGCCGCGTGGAGCGCACGATGGGATACGCGCAGTCATGCCGGACGCTGAAGCTGCCCACGTCATTCTTGTCCGTGAACGTGAACGTGGCGCTGGCCTGGGTGGAAAGCGCGTTGTTCGACACCGTGACCACGCCAGTGGCCACCGCCAGCACCGTTGTGTTGGCAGGGAAGATGCCGGACGGGACCTGGCCCACGATGGTCTGGCCAATCTTCACGCCCGCGCCCGCGAAGCTGAAGGACGTGCGCTTGATTTGGTTGGGGTTGACGGACGTGGAGGTGGTGCACGTGGCCACCACCGGGTCCGGGAAGGTCACATAGTTTTCGACAATGAACGAGGTGGGGTTTGCGAACTCGGACCCATAACGGAAGTTGAGGAGGCCCAGGTAGTCCACCGCCTGGTTGGTGCCCAGGTCCAGCATCGGCGACTCATCGCCCAGGGAGCCGGGACATTGCCAAACCGCGTACCGGTCGGGGCTCAGCAGGTTCAGCGCCGGCCCGCTCGGACTCTCATTCGGGGTGAACTCCAGCGTGGCGGTTGGGCTCAGGCTGTAGTTGTGCGTGAACAGCTTGGTGGTCCCGGTGGGCATCAGTAGGCTCCCGCGAGTCGCATTGCTTCCTGTCCGCGGCGCAAGTCGCCCAGCGGATTCATCATGGACATGGCGATGTCACGTGCGTTCAGCGCGTTCACGGTCATGTTGACCACGGTGGAGTTTGTGGGCGAGTTGGGACCCGTGGGCTGGCCGTTCATGGTGGAGAACGCCCCGCCGGCCGTGAGATTTCCAGCCGGTGCCGGCGGTGACGTGTAACCGCCTCCGAAGGTTCCGCCGCCAGCGCCGGCAGCACCCGTGGCGAAGCCGGCGGCCACGCCCAGGCCCGGCAGCAGGATGTTCGCCAGGAGCTGGAACACCTTGGCCGCTGCCAGGCGCGCCAACATGGCGATGACCTCGCTGACCAGGGAGCGGAAAATCGTGGTCATGGCGCCCTTGAGATTGGTGGCGCCGGAAAGTAGGTCCTGGAACGCCTGGCCGAATCCGGACTGGAGGCCGCTCCAGAGCGCATTCATGGAGTCATCCAGGACACTGGTGGAGTCCAGGACGCTGGACGTGACCTCCCCCCAGCGCACGCCCACGTCAATCATCGCCTCCGAGATTTCGGGGAAGCTGTCCAGCAGCTCCTTCTGCTTTTTCAGCATCGGTGCCGTGTCAATCTCAGGCCCGATGTCCAGGCCCTTGCGCAGCAGCGGGCGCGGGGACTTCGCGGCCTTCTCGCGCTCCGCCATGCGGCGCACGTTGGCCAGCTCGCGGTCCGCCAGCTGCGCGTGCAGCTTCAGCACGCCCTGGACGGTGATGGGAGGCGGCATCAGCACCTCCGGCTCCAGGAAGCCACGGACCTCCACAGGCGGCGGCTGGACCACCTTGGGGGTCACCGTGCCCACCAGGTCCAGCGGCCGCGGCTCCACCACCTGGGGCTTCAGGAGCCACTTCAGCACCTGGTCCGGCGGCTGCATGACCCGCGGCACCAGGATGCCGTCCAGCTCCAGGGGCTCCGGCTTGACCACCTTGGCGTTCAGCTCCAGCGGCGGCGGCTGGACCACGGCCGGCTTCACCACGGCCTCCAGGCTCAGCGGCGGCAGCTTGACGGGGCTGACCTTCAGCTCCAGGGGCGGCGGCGGCACCACCTCCGGCTTCACCACACGGTTCACCAGCTCCGCGTGCAGCTTCAGGATTCCGTCCAGGGACAGCGGCGGCGGCATGAGCACCCTGGGGTCCACCGTGCCCTTCAGGTCCAGCGGCGCCGGCTGCTCCACCTGGGGGGTCACGCGTCCCTCCAGTGTCAGCGGCGCCGGCTGGACCACGTTGGGCTTCAGCATCCACTTGAGCACCTGGGCAGGCGGGGTGAGCACCGTGGGTGCAATCACGCCCTCCATGTCCAGGGGCGGCGGCTGGACCACCCGCGGGTGGACGATGCCGGCCAGGTCCAGGATGGGCGGCGGGATGACCTGGGGGACCACCAGGCCGTCCAGGGTGAGCGGCCCAGGCTGGATGACCTGGGGCACCAGGACGCCCTCCATGTTCAGCGGTGCCGGAGGCTCCACCCGCGGCTTCACGATGCCGCCCAGGGTCAGCGTGGGAATCGGCAGCACCTGCGCCTGGAGGAGGCCCTTGACGTTCACCGGCAGCGGCGGGACCACGGCCGGCTTCACCGTGCCCATCAGCTCCAGTGGCGCCGGCTGGATGACCGTGGGCTTGACCAGGCCCTCCATGGTGAGCGGCGGTGGCGGCTCCACCCTGGGCTTCAGCAGGCCCTGGAGCATCACAGCCGGCGGTGGGATGACCGTGGGCTTGACCGTGCCCACCAGGGGCAGCGGCGGCGGCAGGGTCACCTTGGGCTTCAGCTCGCCGGCCACCATCACCGGGTCCGGCTGGATGACCCGCGGCTTGACCTCGCCCTCCAGCTCCACGGATTCCGTGGGGTACATCAGGCGCAGCTTGACGTCCGCCTCCAGGCTCAGCGCGCTGGCGGTGGTGCCGGTCAGCGTGCGCTGGACGTCCTCCGCCACCTTCCTGGCGGCCTTGGCACCCTCGATGGCCTCCAGGGTGCGCAGCAGCTGCTTGCCGTCATCGTTCGTGAGCTGGAGCACACGGCGCAGCATCTCCAGGCGCTTCGCCCTGGCCTCCGCGGCCTGCTCAGCCGGGGTTTTCCCCTGCTGGCCCATCATCCCATAAATCGCGTTTCCTTCGTCGTCCTCGCCCACCTTGCCGAAGCCAGGGAGGCCGGCCACGCCCTTGCTGCCCTTGGGGTCCGCCCAGCTGGCGCCGCCGCCCTTGCCGCCGGACTCGCCGCCGCCAAACCCGGTGAACCTGGCCAGGCCGGCCGCCTTGATGTAGTCCCGCGCCGCCTCCTCGCCCTCCCGGAAGTAAATGGACATGGCGCGGACACGGGTTTCCAGCTCGCTCAGGCCCTTGGCCAGCGCCTTGAAGTCGAACGCCTCCAGGGTGAGCTGGACCACCTGCTTGACCACTGGCAGGTTGGCCAGCTTCGTCAGCACCTCCAGCAGCGCGTTCAGCTGCTCCACGGCCTGGACCACGGCCGGCGTGACCTTGATGGCCAGGGACACGCGCATGGCGTCCAGCTTCGTGTTCAGCGCGTCCATTTGCGCGTCCAGGCCGTTCGCGGCGCCGGTCACCTTGTTCGTCAGCAGGCCGCCAAATCGCTCATATTCGGCACGCACCTCGGACGTGGACTTGCGCAGGCCGTCCATGGCCGCGGCGCCCTCCTTAGACGCCCTGGCCAGGAGCTGCTGCATGATGCGCGCCTTGGTCCCTGGGTCCTCGATGCCGGCCAGCTTGTCCGACAGCTCCAGGATGGCCCCGTACGCGTCCCGGCTGGAAATCTTCAGCGCCTTCAGCAGCGGGTCCTGCCGTCCCAGGGCTCGCGCCATGGCCAGGAGCGCAGCGGACGCGTCCTCCGCGGAGCCGCCAGCGTTCTGGAACACACGCTGGAGCACCTGGACGTTCTCCGTGGCCACGCCCGTGCTGGCCTTCACACGGTTCAGGGATTCCACCTGGTCAGCCAGCCCACGTGCCAGCGCCACCGTTGCCGTTGCGGCCGTGACCGCCGCGGTGGCGATGGCGCCGAACACCAGGCTGGCGCCGGACAGGCCCTTGATGGACCCGGCCAGCCCACTCAGGGACCCGGTGATGGCGTCAATAGACGCGCTCGCCTGGTCCTTCGCTGCCAGGAGGATTTCGACCTTGGACTGCGCCACGTTATTGGTCCTCGTACAGGAGGCGGAGCGCGTTGGAGAGCGGGTCACCGCCTCCAGAGAGCGTCAGGTTCCACTTCACGCTGCGTGCCTTATCGTGGCCACGCATCACAGTCAGGTTGAACCCCAGGTGTGGGTCATGGAACGCTTCCCACGGTGTCCTTCCGCTTGCGCGTGCGAGGCGCCACAGCTCCCACGCTATCCCCGCTCCCTCCCGCGTCACCAGGAAAGGTGGCCTCCGCGGCCTCCCCTCCGATGTAACCGCCGATGCGCAGGATGGCCTCCAACATCAGCATCAGGTCCTCATCGCGCAGGTACATGCCGGGGATTGATTCGCCAGCCGGCTCCTTCCACGTGAACGCCGGGTGAATCCGCGTACCATCAGCGCGCAGCAGGAACGTGCCGCGTTCGATGACCTCCGGCGCCACCTGCATGGCCTGTGACGCCAGGCGCAGCGCCTCCTCCGGGTCATCCGCGACCTGCTCAGCGCGCTCATCCGCGTCCAGCTCGCCCAGCTTTTTCGGTCGCGTACCAGGGAGCGCCATGAGGATTCGCGCCATGGCCACCTCCGGCACCTGGTGACATCCCACCGTCACCGCCTCGCCGGACTGCGTGCGCAGGTGCTTGAGCGTCACGAACTCCAGCGGCACCACCACATCCGTCACTACCGTCACCTTCGCGTCCATCGTTCCCTCCAGGGAGGTGGCGCCGGCACGTGGCCGGCGCCCCCAGGACTCTGCTGTGATTCGTGGACTGCTTGCTCCTACACCAGGGCAGACAGCGCGTTTTTCGTGCGGACCACCATGGCGGAGGTGTCGCCCGTGTCATACCACGCCTCCCACGTCGCCGTGGACAGGATGACACCGTAACCCTCCACCGGTGCGCTGAACTCCACCAGGTTGGCCTTGTTCGCACGCACCTCAAACTCCCGCTTGCTGGTGGAGCCGATGAGCGTGGGGTGCTGGAAGATGAGCTGTGGGCTGCCCACCGTGAACGAACGCGCAGCATCGAACTGCGTTTGCGTGGTGAACTCCTGGGTGAAGCGGAACCGCGCCACCAGGAAGTCCGCACGCAGCGGTTCGTCCACGTTGACCGCTCCCAGGTAAAAGCGGTCCTCCGTGTGCGGCTGCTCCAGCGTCACCTCAAAGCTGCGCACACGGACAGCCGTGGCCGCATCAGCCGTTCCATCGTCAATGGTGATGGCCTGGTGATACAGCACCGGGAACAGGTTGGGGAACGCCAGCGCGCCCGTGGGGGTGAAGTTGCTGGTTTTGTCCTTCGCCAGCACCGTCACCTCAATCTGCACCATCGCGTCCGTGCCCTGGCCGGCGGTGCCACGGATGGTGATACCCGTGAACTTCGCACCCGACAGGCGGAACGCCTTGGTGGTGGGCACGTCGCCCTCAATCAGCTCCACCGTGTAGGAGTTGAGCGTGGACGATTCCTTGAACGTGTGGTCACGCGCCATGTCCACCAGCGCGGGACCGGTGTACGTGCCCAGCACGCCGCGCAGCAGCTCCTCCATGCCGTCATAGTTGGCGCGCAGCACGATGGTGCCCTTGAACAACAGGCCGGCCTGGTAGATGCCGCGCCGGCTGGGCGCCGCCGTCAGGGACGGGTCCTGGATGACGCCGATGACCGGCGCCACGTTCATGGAAATCACCTCCAGCTTGAGGCCGGTGGCGGCCACCGGCGTGCCGTAGATGGTTTCCTTTCCAAACTGCATGTATGACCGATGGCCCAAACCCGGCATCGCGCATCCCTCCTAGCCCATCAGGGCTGTGTGTGTGACAGCTCCAGGTCCAGCGTCAGCTCCTGGACACCGGCCGACATGCCAGCAGAAACCATGTCATCCCGGTAACCGAAGCTGCCGGGGAAAAACGGTTGGCCGAACAGCGTGGTGACGCTGCCCTCCGCCGCGAACACAGCGCGCAGGACGTCCGCCTTGAGATTCAGCAGCAGCCGCGGCCCACCGCTGTCACGGTCGGGCACGAATCCGTACACGTGGAAATAAGCACGGTTGCGGTGGTACGCACGCCCCACCTCCGCCGGTATCGCTTCCGTCCGCACGTGGTGCACGTACAGCAGCGCGCCCGCATCGCTTGGGACGGAATCCGGTGGGATGCCCACGTTGACCGTGGGCACGGTGAGCCAGGAAGCCGCGGGTGTGCCGATGGTGAGCAGCACATTCACCAGCGCGTCCAGGGCTCGATTCTCGCTCGCTTCAGTGGGTGGCATCCATCACTCCGCCGCGCACATCAGGCGCGTCAACGCTCCATCGTCCACCTGCTCCACACGTGCGACCCGATACAGCCGTGATTCCACCAGGATGGTGGTGGGAGCTGCGATATTGGGGAGGGCTCCTGTCTTGACCAACACCGTGGTCTGATGTCCTGCGAAGGACGCGCCCTCCCCTGATAGCAGCTCCACATCCACCTCATCCCGGATGCCTTTGACTTCGTGCCCATCCCACTCCACGGGGACACCGAACTCCGCCAGCATCGCGTCCAGGTCCGATGCCCCGTAGTAGGATGAGCTGGCCACTAGCCGGTGACCTTCTTCTGCACGATGGCCGAAACGCCCAGGGCGCAGGAGGTGGTGGCCACCACGCTCACAGCGCGCACGTACCTGCGCACGTTGCGCACGTCCACGCTGATGGACCGGATTTGATTGGCCGTGGTGACCTGCGAGGCCGTGGCGCCCGTGACGTCCGCGAAGCTGGAGTTGTCCGCGGAGTCCTGGAGCTTCGCGTCCATGGTCCCCGTGATGGCGCCCGTGACCCACACGAACGTGGCCACGCCCTCGTATCCCGTCATGTCCACGCCCGTGGAGTTGTCCGTAGCAGCAGCCACCACGGCCGCGGCTCGCACAAACAGCGGGGTGGCAACAGCCAAAGCATTGGCCGGCATGTTCGTGTTCTCCTTTTCTTTCAGCCTCGCCCGTCAGCTGTGGAGGCGGTGATTACCGCTTCCGCTTCGTGGGCTTGGGGTCCTGGTTCGTGGGCTCCGCCGGCTCCCCTTCAGGGAAACCTTCGTCACCCGCTTCCACATCTTCGTCCGCGTCAGCGGCCGGCTCCGGCGCAGCCTGGACATCCGGCACCGGGTGCGTGTCCACATCCGCCTCCGTGGCCGGACGCAGCCGGCCCGTGGCGGTGTACGGACGCGCCTCCTGGGCGGTCAGCTCCAGGACCCTGCCGCGGCCCACATCACCGTGCGGTGTGCCGAAGCAGAACGGCTCCACCACCACGTACTTCAAACGCTCATCCATCGTGCCTCCCTGGTGTGCGGAGCGGCCTCGCGGCCACTCCGCCACCAGCTGTCTGATGTCCATGTCACCCAGCTCCCCGGACTAGCCGGTGAAGTTGGTGCCCTTGCTGAAGGACTCGCCGTGCCGGATGAGAATGTCCGTCATCTGGAAGCTGGCCACCTCGATGAGGCCGCGCTTCTTGGACGTGTACGGGTCCACCACCAGCTCCAGGGCTCCCCACATGCCAATGAGCATGTCCGCCCAGTTGCCGAACACCACGCCCATGTTGGAGCCGCCGGTGCGGTCGCTGCCCGTCATGACCTTGGACACCTGGGCGGACGCCATGGCGCGGTACCCGTCCACGTTGCCGTCCAGGATGGTCCCGTCCCACAGCGGGCTCCAGGTCCCCGTGCCGCCCTTCATCACGGCCTTCATGTTCGCGCTCATGCTCGGATTCGCCAGCCAGCCCAGGCTGCCCAGGTGCGCGTTGGCGTTCGCCACCTGCGCCTCCATGGCCAGCACATCGCTGTACCGGATGGCGCCCGCGCCGCCGGAGCGGTCCGTCAGGTTCACACCCACGGCCTTGTACACACCCGTGGGCTCACCCGCCGCGCCCAGGCCGTGGATGCCGGCCACGTCCAGCGCGATGGCGTGCACCTGGGCGATGTCCTCGCGCACCAGCTGCTCCGTGTCCACGCTGCCCTGCATGAGGAGCTGACGGCTGAAGGACGTGGCGCCCATGAGCGTCTTGGGAGCCAGGAGCGCCAGCGCCAGCACCAGGTCCGTCTCGCTGATGGCCGCGCCGCCTTCACCCACCCACACGGCGGACTGTCCGGCCGTCTGCTTGGGGAACGCCACCGGCGACGTCAGGCCGGTCAGCGTGCGGGCGCCCAGCTGCGTGAGCACGGTGCGGTTCCGGAGCAGCTCAATCAGCTCCCCCGGTTCCTCAAACACCGTCTCCGCACCCTTGCCGGCGACGTTCGACACCAGCGAACGCTTCGCCCGCTCCGGGTCATGGCCAGGCATCCCTTCCATCAGGCGCGTGGGCACCAGGACGCCACCGCGGGCGGCCGGCACGCTCTCGCCCGTGGGGCGATTCGTGACCAGCCAGCGGTGGACCTCACCCTCCAGGCCGTCCGGCTCGCGGCGCTCCGCGGCCGCCAGGATGGCGCGAGCGAAGCTGTACCGCTTCAGGTCCTTCCGCGCCAGGCCGGCCTTCTCCAGCGACTCCGCCGAAGCGGTCGGGGCACCCTGCGTGGCCCGCTCGTTCAGGATGAGACGCTGCACCCCGGTGATGTCCAGGCCCTGCTCCTGCCAGGCTCGCACGTTCTCCGTCTTGTAGCCGAACGCTTCCGCCAGGCGGTACATCTCACCCGCTTCCGCGGTCGCCTGCGCCGCGCTGCGCTCCTGGACATCGTGGACGGCAGGCCGCGGGTCCGTATCCGCCACCTCCAGGATAGCCCCGTTCTCGCCTCGCACCTTCTTCATGCTGCGCTCCTCCTTGGGCTCCTCGCCCTCCACGTCCACCGGCGGGAAAGTCCCACCGCTCATGCCCCGGCCCACGCCCACCGTGGGGTCAGCCGGAACGCTCACGAATGACAGCTCCAGGGGTGCCCAGGCCGTGACGCGCCACAGGTCGCCCAGCTCCTCACTCTCCTCCACCAGCTTGGCCCGCTTCGGGATGTATCCCAGGCTGATGTTGCCGCGGATGTCGTCCAGCACGTCCCGCTGGATTTCCTGGCCGCGCTGGTTCGCAGAGAACTGCACCTCAGCGCGCATCACGCGGTCCTTGTCCAGCCAGGCGGAGCGCACCACGCCCACCTGGTCACCGCCGTGGTCCACCAGGACCGCAGCGCGCCCGGACTTGAACCGCGCCAGCTCCACGCTGCCAGGGCTGTGGTCCAGCACCTCGCGGTACTTGCCGAAGAATCCGAACCGCTCCACCGGGAACTCACTGGACACCGCGACGGTGAAACGCTGGGGGGTTTCGTCACCCTCAGCGCGCTCCACCGGCTTGATTTCGGTGACCGGCAGGAACCGGAACCCTGGGGCGCCGGGGTACTTGCGTGCCTTCATTGCTCGCCTCCTAGAATCGCTTGAGCGCCGGCAGCTGGCGGAACCCAGGCGCGTGGCCGTTTCGGCCAGCATCGGCCGGCTCCTCCTCCGTATCGTCGTCCGCCGGCTCCTCATCGTCGTCCGCCGGCTTGTCCTCTTTCTTCGTGGGCGGTCCGCCAGGGGCGGCCGGCGCAGGGGTCCCGGCGATGTTCACGCCGGCCTCATCCGCAATGGCCTGCTCCTCCTTCAGCTCCTCCACGATTTCCTCCACGTCAGCGCCCTGCTCCGCCAGGAGCCGGGTGCGGCTGGTCAGGCCGTTCCTGATGCCCAGCTCGCCCGCCTGGATGTCCTTGAGCGGGTCCACCCACGGCCAGCCGCGGGGCACGAACTTGACCGCCTGGAACTTCCGCGGGTCCCGCGTGTCCAGGACCAGGTTGGATGACAGGATGGACTGCGCCAGCCACTCGCGGAACACCGGCACCAGGAAGGACGCAATCCACCACTCCTGGAGCATCCGCCACACGTCGCGCTCCACCAGGAGTCCGGACCGCATGGAGCTGTAGTTGACGCCCTCCAGGTCATTCGCCAGGACGTTGTACGACACGCCCAGGCCGGCCGCGATTTGCCGCAGACATGCCTTGACGAACTCCGGGAACGCCGCGCTGGGATGGTCGGGGGACCAGTCTTGCAGCTCATATCCATCCGGCGCGAAGTCGAACGTTCCCGGATTCGCCTCCGTGGTCAGGTTGCCGTTTTCGTCCGGCGCCACCTCGCCCGCGGTGGTCCCTTCCTTCCGGACGAACCAGCCCATTTTCGCGGCACCCGTCCTGGCGGCCACCAGCTCCGCCTCCACGTAGCCCTCCAGCATCCGCAGCGGCAGCATCACGGACGCGAACCAGGTAACGCCGCGGGTCTGATTCACGCGGTCCGGGTCATACAGGTGCAGCACCTGGTCCGCCGGGATGCGCTCGCGCACGCGCACGCCGGCACCGTAAATGCCTTCCGGCAGATTCCAGACGTGGTACGCCACGCGGCGCCCGGTCGAATCCATCTCCACGCCCATCCGGATTTCAGCCTGGCCCTTGCCTGGCATCACATTCAGGCGCTCATCCAGCAGGTCCGGGTCCAGCGGCTCCAGGGCGAGCGCGTGCGGCAGGTCAGGCCGGCGGTGGAATCGCACCAGCACCTCACCGTCCGCGGCCACTGTCTTGATGCACACCTGCTGGAACCTGGCCAGGGTGAGCCGGCCGTCCAGGCTCACGTTCTGTGACCAGTCACGCCATGCCAGCTCCAGGCGGTCATTGATGGGCTTGGCCAGGCGGCCGTCATTGTTCCGGACCTGCGCCTGGAGGGTCATACCGCGGTGACCGATGACGTTTGCGCCCAGCAGGTTCAGGTACTGGCGCGCCACGGCGGAGTTGCGGCGCAGCTCACGGCCGCGGGCGCGCAGCCTGGTGAGGCTGGTGCGCACCTCCTGGTCCGCGGCCACCGGCCTGGTCACCCAATCCGCCGTCAACCGGCTCAGCTCAGCGCCCTTGAACGCCTCGCGCTTCGCCGGCCCGGTCAGGGCTGCCCAGGCGCGGGACAGGCGGGTGCGCAGCGGCAGGCGGCGGCTCAAACTTCATTCCCCGTGCCGGTGAACGCCACCCGCACCTGGGGACCCATCTTGCCTGGATTCTTTTGTGCCTGGACGGTGCGCTTGAGCGTGGACCGCAGCTCCAGCAGCTCCGCCATGGGGATTTTCGTGACCGCCCGGCCGGCGATGGTGTACGCCTGGACGTCCGCGGTGATGCGCCCCGCCAGGACGGCCTCCACCACCACCAGGGTGGCCTCCTCCCAGCTTTGCATGTCGCCCGCGCCGGCCGCCGCGATGTTCGCCAGGACGGTGACGGTGCCGGAGTCCACCACGTAGGACTCACCGGCCTTGCTGCCGATTTCCCGCCACTGGTACGTCCCCGGCTTCAGGTCACCGGACGCCACCGCGCTGATGGTGAAGGTGAAATCAGCGCCGGCCGCGACTCCGGCCAGGTTCAGGACGGACACGCCGGCCAGGTACAGCTTGCGGGTCCAGCCTGCGTTCGCAGGATAGAGTCCGCCCATGCGCGTAAGCTTCACCGTGGTCCCAGCGAAGAATGCGCTGGGGAGCGCCGTGAGGTTGGCCATGGGCGGCAGGGTCAGGCCGCCAGGCGGGTGGGTCCAGTATAGACTCCAGATACGGTGAGCGGGACCCGGTGCGCTGGGTCCCGCTTCACTCCCCCGTCAGCTGCCTCTCCGGCCAGTCCCTGGCGCGTAAGGTATCAGCTGCCCGCACCGTCCCTGGCGCGTTCCCTGGCGCGCCGCCTGGCGGCACGCGTCCGTGCGATGGCCGCCGCGGCCGATGCCTTGCTGGCCTGCGCGCTGCGCTGTGCCGCGGTCATGGACTTGGCCCTGGCCGGCCCACCCTTCAGTCCGCCCAGGCGCCCCAACACCCTGGCCGCGGTCGAACGCCATGCGGCCTTGCCGTCAGTCTCCTCCGTCATATCGTTTTCACCTCCTCCGCTCAAGGCGCGCATCCTAGCGCACTCCCACGTACACGGCAATGGCCCGCGCATTCGCCGCCGGCCTGGTGGACTTCCGATACCCGGTGCGGCGGATGAGGCCGGCGTGCCGCGCCGCATTGAACGCTGCGCCCATGCTGTTCGGGTGCGTCGGTGTCACGTCCGCAGCTGCAAGCAGCTCCTGCACCTCATCGGCCGTGAAGTCCTGGCCCGTGCGCGCCAGGATGCGGATGGCCTTGAGCGCCTGCTCATGGAAATGCGGGTCCCGCTTCACGCGCCGCTTGATTCCTGCATCACGCCGCTGCTCGCCCAGCCTGCGCAGCGCCGGCCACAGCCGGCCCTGTCCTTCCTGATTCGCGGTCATTTCACTGTCCTCCCCATCGGTCGAATGCTTCCATGAGCCAGCCCACCAGGAACCCCGCCAGCGCCGCACCGCTCAGCGCCAGGATGATGCCCAGCGCGATTGCGATTGCACCCACCGCGTCCATTGCGTCCTCCTGGCCGGCCAGGCGCGATGCCTGGCCGGCCCCAGGGGTTAGTTGCGAGAGAGCGTCACCAGGGAATCCAGCGCCACCTTCTTCGTGGCCAGGAGCCGGCCAGAAATCATGCTGGCCACGCGGCTGCCGCGGGTGCGGAACAGCTCCGCGTCATGGTCCACCACCTGCACCAGGCCGTTGTACGCCTCCCAGGCGGACAGGTCACCGGTGTGTCCCTTGCCGGACGTCCAGGCCGCCGTGATGGCCGTGCGCCGCGCATCCGCCGCCGCCCGCGCCAGGTCATAGCCGCGGATGGTCAGGTGAGCGCCGGCCGGCGTGTGCAGGTCCGGCGGCAGCGGTGCGGACTTGTCCAGGACGCAGCTGGTGAACTCCTGGACCGTCAGGATGCGAGCCTTGAGGTTCGCGTACTGCTCCGCGATTGCGCGGTACCGGTCCACCAGGCCGCCGAACATCTGCTGTGCGGCCTCCACCACGCGCACCTTCGCGTTCTCGCCGCGGTGCGACACCTTCACCATGCCGCCGCGTCCCAGGGCAGCGCCCAGCGTGTTCGCGCACACCACGCGGATGGGGGTTTCCATCATCTGCACGCTGGCGTCACCGGAGTGGTTTGACGTGATGAGGCCGAACGGCACCACCTCACGTGCGAACACCTCCAGCACCACCGGGTCCTTCACGTTGAACTTCACCAGCATCCACGCGTCACGGCCGCCGCGCAGCGTGCCACCCGTCTCCAGCGTGGCCACGCCCTGGTCCAGCAGCGGCTCCAGGATGCCGAACGCGTCCACGTACTGCACCGGCTCATACGTGTCACCCACCACCGCCAGGACGGACTCGCGGCCCTGGCGGTCCGTGCGGCGCACCGCCTGGCCCGTGGGGGATTGCAGATACTCCACGCCCGTCCCCGGCTGGTGCTCGGTCACGTACAGCGGCCTGCACTCCACCGTGAAGTTGCACCCGGCCAGCGTCATGGCCTCCAGGAAGGACGGCGCCTGGTTGAGGATGACGCCCTCTCGGTGCCAGGGGGTTTCCAGGACGCTGAACATGGAGCGCCGGCCGTTCGCTTCGTTCAAATCCAGCTCATGTGCCATTGGGTCCCTCTCTTTTCTGCGTTGTGCGCTTCGTGGACTTCCTGCTGCTTGGAGGAATCTACACCTGGAGCCTGGAGCGGTCAAGGTGATTATTCGGCCTTCCACTCCTTCACGATGGTTTCCGTGCGCTGGTTGCCGCGGAAGCTGACGCGGGTGACGCGCTTGACGATGACCAGGCGGGACCACTTGCCGGACGCCACATTCAGCTTGAACACCTTGCGAGCGTGCATCACGCCGCGCATCGGGAAACCGTTGTCCGATTCCGGCGTGCCGTCCAGGTTCCAGCGGTGGAGGAAGTAATCCACCAGCTCGCCGCTTCCGCTTTCCCGTCCCATCCACCGAAGGCTCACGTTCCGCTCCTGGTTTGGCGTCCGCTGCTTGACTGCTCCAACACCAGGACTCTCTCATGTTCACCAGGTGCGGTCAAGGTGGAATGGCCACTGGAGTTGTCAAATCGGCTGGGCAGGGTTCCGGCGCCTACTCGGTGCTACCTTCGGTCGCCGGTCCCCCCGCTGCGTGTGCGTCCAGGTCCCCTACCGGATTCCTCGGTTCCCCTGGCCAGGTGCCGCAGCGTTGCCCATCCCATCACTCCTGGAGCCACCGGCGGACCAGGACCAGCAGCGCCCTGGGTGTGTCCTTCCGCCGATTGTTCACCGTCACCCGCCTGGCAGGTTCGGACGGGTGGAACACCACCACCTCCCCCGTCCGCCTCACTCCCCTCACCACCAGGCCGGCGCCCCTGGCCGCTGCCAGGACGTCCGCCAGCTTCGGGTTTCCCTCCAGCATGGCGTTCACTTCCATCCGTTGAGGTTGTGCCCGGCAGCTTCCAGCACCGCCGCCGCCTCCTCAAACAGGTCCCACTCCTTCGCGCTCATTGACCGCTTACTGCACAGCCGGTTGTACGTCTCCAGCGCCTCCGTCTCCGTCAGGACCTTGGGCATGGCGTCACCCGCCAATCTGCATCGCGCAGAACTCGTACCGCTTCAGGAACGTCACCGCCGTCATGGACGCGCCGCCGTCCACCTGCTCCACGCACACCTGGAAAATGACGTGCAGCTGGCGGCTGCCGGGGACCAGCTGCGTGACCTCCACCACCTGGCCCGTCTGCTTGTGCTTGTACGTGCCCAGCGTCACACGCTTCCCGTCCAGCAGGTCCCGCATCAGGTTCGCCGTGATAAATGAGCGCATCGTGTGCCTCCGTGTTTCGGGTTCGCTTCGGGGTTTCGATTGTCGGGCGGCTGCATTCGCGCTGGTTTGGTCTGGCCCCTTGGGGCGCCCGGTCCTGGATTCCCGGTGCCGTGTTCTGCCGGGATGTCCGATTCCGTTTCCCTGTTGCGTCCTGCTGCTGCCACCGCCCAACACAAGGACTCTCTCACGTTCGCCTGGAGCGGTCAAGGTGAAAAGATGTCAAGTCTGCGGACCCTCCCAGGGAGCGGACCTGCTCCTTATATGGACGGAAAAGGACCCGTCCGCCAGGCGGCCGCCCGAAACTATTTTCGGACCCCTTCATTTTCCACCTTGACCGCTCCAGGGCTGGCGTGTATATTCCCTGTGTTGGTTGAAACGAAGTCCCGCAGCGAACCCGAAGCACGGAGGTGGCAGATGCTGAACCAGGTGGTGGCCCTGAAGCTGAAGGCGGTGAGCGGTGTGGCCACGGTGGTGTTCGCGGGTGGCACGCTGTGCCACGTCCTGGTGGCGCGTGAACCTGGTGACGCGGCCAGCCACGTGTTTGAGACGTGGCCGGCGGAGCGCGCCAGCGAGGAGCTGCACGCGGCCGCGGTCCTGGAGGCGGACATGCTGTGGACGCTGCACACGATGCCGAAGCGTGGGGTGGCGCTGTGAGCGCCCCCCTGTCCCAGGACAGCCTCCGCCTGCTCAGCCAGGTCCTGACGTTCCGGGACCACCTGCCGGCGGTGAAAACGGACGACATGCTGAACATGCGCCTGCTCCGCCTGGAGCGGGAAATCCGGGAGGTGCTGGTGGAGCGGGACCTGGTGCGCCGCCAGCTGTTCCTGGCCGGCAAGCGGGAGGCCGCCCTGGTGCGCGGCCTCCAGGCCGTGCGCAGCGCCCCCACGCTCCTGGCCGCGAACGATTCCGCGGCCGGCTGCATTCACGCCTGGACCACCGGGACCCTCCTGGTGGGTGAGAACGGGAAGGGAGGCCGGTGATGCCTGTGAGCGGAAGGGTGCGGGAGGATGACGCGGACCTGGTGGATTTCGTCGGGGACTACTGCGTGGCCCTGGTGCGCAAGCGGTTCCGCGTGTACCAGGACGGCAGCACGTACACCAGCACCAGCGGCATCACCGTGGTCCGCGGCAAGCTGATGCGCCGCTGGGACCCGGACGCTGGGGACCAGGAAGGGAAGCCGGCCGCCTTCGCCACCCAGGAGGAGGCGGTGGCGTATATCAAGCGGTGGCTCCTGTGACCCGCCTGGAGCGCGAGGTGCGCCGCCTGGTCAGCCAGGGCGCCACGGAGTACGTGGTGTCCCTGGTGCCGGCGCGGCACGGCCTGCCGGCCGCGGTGAGCGTGCGGGAGAAGGGACGGCGGACGGAGTACCAGGTCCCGGTGGGGAACCTGTACGTGCGCCTGGTGGATGCGGCCGTGACCGCCAGGAAGGACGCCAGGCGGAAGGGACGGACCAGGCTCCGCCGGTGGTAGGAAAGAGTTGACATTTTCCACCTTGACCGCCCAGGGTGCGTGGGTGTAGATTCCTTTACGTAGCAGGAAGGACGAACGGAGTGGACCCGAACGCAGGAGCCAACAATGAACGCGACGAACCAGGTGGTGGCGGTGGAAACGGTGAAGGCGCTGGGCAAGGTGCGCATCCAGTGGGCTGACGGCAAGTACGCTTATCTCACCCTGGAGGAAGTTGGCCAGGCGCTGCGCACGTTCGCGGCGCAGCCGAAGGCGGAGGAGCGCGAGGTGTGGACCTGCTGCGAGTGTGGCGTTGAGTCGCGGAGCTGCACGTGCTTGACCGCGGTGAAGTCATGACCGGCGCCGGCCTGGCCCCGGAGGCCCCGTACAACGCGGCCCGCACCATCCACCAGGAACTCATGGCCGCGAACCGCGAGAGCGCGGACGGCACCCTGGGCGCGATGCTGAACCACTACGCCAGGGCGAAGGACGCGCTGGACCACGTGTACCGCGCCTCCTGCGAGCCTGGCCAGCTTTGGTTCTACGGTGAGGTTTTGAAGCTGGTGGAAACCATGAACCAGGCGCACCACGACACGCACGCGGCCGGCGGCCACTGTGCGCTGTGCCACGCGGTGGTGGCTGTCGCGGTGAAGTCATGACCGCCCGCAGCGAGTACCTGGCGCTCAACAAGCATTCCGCGAAGGTCGCCGCGCAGCTGGCGGTGATGCACTACCTGGGCGAGGCCGCGAAGGTGGCGGCCTGGGACGTGCGCGCAATCGTGCGCACGCGCTCGCACCAGCTCACCAGGTACGGGGTGCAGTACGGGTGGGTGCGCACCGGACTCACCCGCGGCCTGGCGGAGCAGGGGCGCCCGGAGGTGGAGGCGTTCGGCGCGTCCTGGCAGGAGGCGGTGGACGCGTTCGTGGTCCAGCTCCGCGAGCGTGCGAAGGGAGGCCCGCGGTGAACGCCGCCAGGTACCGCGTCCAGGTCAGCGACCGTGCCGGAATCTATGTCAATCCGTTCCGCCGCGGCGGTGAGGGTGTGAAATGGTCACCCTGGTACACGGTGGTGATTACCGCCTCCAAGACGATGGCCACCGCTGAATATTACCGGGTCCTGCCGGAGATGTTCCGCCGGGTCCGGGTCATGCTCCGTAACGTGGAGGTGATGCCGGCCAGCCAATGGGAGAACAGGCCCAAGCGGCTCCGCAAGCGGCGGTCCTGATTTGACATCTTTTCACCTTGACCGCTCCAGGAGCGCCATGCTAGATTCCTCTACGTAGGACGGAACGCAGCACGGAACGAACCCGAACGTGGAGGTGCAAGATGAGGAAGCCCTGGATGGTGGTTCGGTGGGTGCACCGCGGTGTGTACGCGAACTATACCGTGGAACCTACGATGACGGCCGCGGAGCTGCGCGCAGAGTGGAATGACCCGGCCATGGTCATCGTCAGCAAGCACGCCACGGAGCAGGAAGCCCTGGACATCGTGGCCGGCCGCGGCAGCTGCACGTGCCTGAAGGGGCGCCTGGGTGACCGCATCGGCCTGGACTGCCCGCGCTGCGCGCATGAGCGCAAGCTGTCAGGTGGGATGTGAGCCTCCGCACCCAGGCGCTCACGCAGCTGGAGCGCAAGGTCACCCGCCTGGCCAGGGAGTACCGCCTGGCCTCGCGGGACGGCGCGATGATGGACGTGTTGCTGGTGTACCGCACGCTGGAGTCAGCCATGCGCGACCTGCGCCGGATTCGGGGACCGCTTCCCCGCGAGGAGGATTGAGATGGCCAGCCGTTGGTTCCTGGTGTCGGACCCGCGCACGCCGGTGCTGTTCGGATGCCAGCGCAGGAGCGTGCTGGAGGTGTTCGCCGGCAGCTCGCCGGAGGATGCGGCCGCGGAGGTGAGCATGAACCTGGTGCAGGAGTACCCGTCCGAGACGGCAGCGGAGGCCGCCCTGGATTCCTGGGCGCGCCCCAGGTGACCGCCACCTGGCGCACGCCGGCCCGACTGGCGCGCCTGGTCCAAACCTTCAAGCTGGGCGCGGAGCTGGCCAGGAAGCAGGGACACTACGGTGACGCGGAGCGGTGGCAGAACCTGGTCACCGCCCTGCACAATCCGTCCGAGGCCCTGGGCGGGGTGGTCCTGCTGGAGCTGGACCGCCTGCGTGACCTGCTGGGCATCGTGGAGGTGCCGCCAGGGAGGCGCCCAGCTCCGGGCTAGTAGCGGTTGACCCAGCCGCCAGGGCGCGGACGTTGCCGCGGTTTGCCGATGCGCCGCGGTGCGCTCACGTCCCTGGCGGCAGGCTCGCCCTCCGCCGCCTCCTCGCCCTCCAGCGGCTTGCTCCACTCAGCTGCGCGCTCCGGAAGGGAGCGGATGAGCTGCGCGCCCGCGATGTGCAGACACGCCAGGCTGTACACCTCCAGGTCAAATGCCTCATTGCGCTCCCGCAGCTTGACCCACTCGCGCACCAGGCCGCGCTTTTTGTCATACTTCCGGATGGCCTTCTCCGCGGTGAGCTGCGCCAGGTACTCCTCATCCACCCAGCTGGGGAGGTGCATGAACCCAGGCCCTGGGTCCCGGACCCGGAGCCGGCCTGCCACCTGGTCCTTCCCCGTGTCCACACACAGGACGAACAGCGGCACGCGGTATCGGTTCGTGGTGGTGGGGCGCTCCACCAGCGGCCGGCCGGTCAGGGACCCGCCCTTGATGGGGTAGAATCCCCACGCCTGGCGCGCCTTGCAGTAGCGGTACACCTGCTCCGTGTGAGCGCCGCCGGAGTCAATCACGGCGCGTTCCACGTGGAACGTCCGCCCGCTCGCGTGCCGGAATCCCTGGGTGAGGAAGGTGTCCAGCTCGCGCCACACCGTTTCCCTGGACGGGTCCCCGTGGAGCTGGGAGAACGCCACCAGCCACGATTCCTCACCGCCGCCCCAGCCCTTCACCTGGACCTCCAGGCGGTCACCCTGGACGTCCACCGCGGCCGTCAGGAATCCCACGCCGTGGGGCAGCTCCGCCGCGTACACCTCCAGCCTGGCGGCCAGGTCGCCGGCTCCGATGGATTCACCGCGCTCCTCCCAGGACTCACCCAGCACCGTGTTCACCCACGTTTTCAGGCGGAACGGGTCCTCGCGTGCGGCCAGGAACTCCGCCACGCACTCCGCCCAGGACTTCCAGCCAGGCGGTGAGAGCATGGACGGGATGTGGTACCCGTGCGTGCGCCCGTCACCAGGCGCGGTGGGGCGCCACTCCCCGCCTTCCAGCATGGCCGCTTTGAACCGCTCCGGGATGAGGCCGGTGCAGCTGACGCAGCACAGCGCCGCCGTCTCCGGCTTGCCAGGCTCCCATCGGATGTTTTCCCACCGCACGAAATCCCAGGCGCCGCACAGGGGGCAGCGCAGGAAGTAGCGGCGCTGGTCGCTGGCCAGGTACTCGCGCTCTATGCGGGACAGGCCCTTGATGGTGGGGGTGCTGGTCATCAGGATTTTCCGCCTGGCGAACGTGGTGGTGCGTTTCTCAGCCAGGCTCACCGGGTCACCCTGGCCGTCCAGGTCGCCGGGGTACTCATCCACCTCATCCAGGAACAGGTTGCGGATGGGCATGGAGCGCAGGCCCGCGGCGCTGTTCGCACCGGTGATGATGAGCAGGCCGCCGTCAAACTCCTTGACCAGCATGGTGTTTCCGCTGTCCTTGGACCTGGCCTCCTTCACCTTGACGCGCAGCCTGGGTGACGCCTCAATCATGGGGGCGATGCGCTGCTTGGACACCCGCTTGGCCACCTCCACGGTGGGCTGGACGATGAGCATGGGAGCCGGAGCCTGGTCAATCACGTATCCGGTCCAGTTGTTCCCGCCCTCCGTCTTGCCCACCTGGGCGCCGGCCATGACCACCACCCGCTCCGTGGTGTTCGTCACGCTCAGGTCATCCATGATGGCGCGCATGTACGGGGTGCGGTCCGTGCGCCAGCGGCCAGGCTCCGCCGATGCCTTGGGGGACAGGATGCGGAACGCGTCCGCCCACTCCGATAGGGTCATGACCGGCTCCGGCTCCATGCCGGCGCAGAACGCTTGGAGGGTCATGACCTCCACATCGGTCACAGGCTGGCCCACCTGGTCACTTCCTCGCACAGCCGCTGGACCTCATCCACCAGCGCCTTGTGGACCTCCTCCGTGGGGCGCATGGCCAGCGCCGCGGCCAGGCGGTCCGGCATCGCGGCCAGCAGGTCCCTGGTCCGCCGGCCGGTGTTGAATGCCGCCTGGCGCGCCTGCTCACGGTCCACCAGCTTGCCGGATTTCTCCTCGTACTCCAGGCGCACCAGGCGGGCGCTGTACGCCTCGCGCAGGGAGCGGCTGGCCACCATGGCCTCATTGGCCGCGGACCGCTGGGCGGGTGCCCCACGCCTCCCCCTGGGGTGGCCGTTGACTACCGGCGGGGGTGCCGCGGCCTCCGCCAGGGGCATGTTCAGCCTGGGCGGCCAGTCCATGTTCGCCTGGTCGGTGTCCACCATGCCGTCCGGATTCACCCTCACCACGCCCCGCTTGATGGCCTTGGCCACCGCCTGGCGGCTCACGCCCCGCTGGCGTGCGTACTCGGATTGGGTGACCAGCACCTAGCCCTCCTGGGCAGGCGGAGCCAGGTAGAACTCCAGCTGGCAATGCGGACACTTGACCTGGGTGAGCTGGTCACGCGCCGGCCCCTGGCCAGCAGCGGCTTCCGTGCCGCCGCCACCGTCCTGGTCCTGGCCAGGGTCCGTGCCGGCGCGCTCCAGCTCCTGGATGCCGGCGGATGCCTGCTGCTCCAGGCGCTCCAGCTCCGCGTCCGAGATTCCCGCCAGGACCGTCAGCTCCTCATCCTGGATGCCCTCCATGTGTCCGGCCAGGAGCCGCGGGTCCCATCCGGATTTGAGCGCGATGGCGTTATGACCCACCACGAATGCGCGCTTTTCCTCCTCCGTCAGGTGCGTCACCTCGATGACGGGGACCTGCTTGAGGCCCATGTGGAGCGCGGCCGCGTAGCGCAGGTGGCCGGCCAGGATGCCGTTCTGTTCGTCCACCACGATGGGGTCCGTCCACCCGAACCGGCGCATGAGCCTGGCCATGGTCACCACCTGGTCCTGGGTGTGCGTGCGCGGGTTGCGGAAGTACGGGGACAGCTTCGCAATCGGCCACAGCGTCACACCCTCCGGCATACGCACGCCGCTCATAGGGGCAGCTCCGGCGCACGATGCTGCCGGCGCTGTGCGGCACGCCGCCCGGCCAGCGCCTTCGTCTCCGCCTTGTGACACGGGACGCACAGCGTGCGGTAGTTTTCCAGCGCGTGTGTTCCACCCTCAGCCAGCGGCACCACGTGGTCAGCCTCCCATAGGTTCGGCACTACCCATGCCCACACGTACACCTTGAGTCCCCAGGCCCGCAGCAGCAGCTCAAATGCGGCCTTGTCCTCCAGCGGATACCTCAGCCTGCGTGCTATCCGCTCCATCAGTCCGGTGTCGCATCCGCACCCGGCGCACACGCCCTTGTCCCGCGCCCACACCTTCCGCCTGGCGTACACGGACAGCGCCATGTAATGCGAGTCCCGGCACGGGTCACCGCACCAGGTTTGCCGTCCCTTCGGCACCTCACCGCCACACCCGCGACACGGCCGCTTACCGTTCGGCATCAGCGTGCGTGCTTGCGGCGGCAGCGTCCTGGGTTTCACGCCACCCTCCGCTTGTGTTCCGCGATGAGCTGCGCCAGGGACTCCATGCTGCGCAGCTCACCAGGCGGGACGAAGTACAGCACCCGCCCACCGCTGCACACGCGCAGGTATTTCGGCACCTGGCAGCTGGCCACCATCTGCCAGCCCACCAGGCGGAATCCGCCAGGCGCGTGAGACGGGTGCACCAGGACCGCCGCGTGCCGGGAGTTGTCGGACGGCCGCACGGACAGGTCCCCCTTGCCAGGGTCCGGACGGAACCGGACACCGATGGAGCGCCCCACGTCCGCCTCACGGAATCGCCCCAGCTCGCGGCCGCGCCAGGGCAGGCCGGCCCACTTCGCCACCGCCAGCTCCGCCGCGTGCCCACCCAGCGCACGCTCAGCCGGCGCCGGCCCCCACTGTCCGAACGGGTCACGCAGTCCCTTGTCCCGGACTTCGGCCAGCATCTGCGCCACCACCTCGCGCACGTCCTTCAGCTCCTCATCCGTCAGCGTCACGTGGACCACTGTTTGCCTCCCTGGCGTAGAGAACTCCGGCGCGCTCCTGGTACTCGTACCCGTCCTGCGTTGGACCCACGCACGCGCAGTCCGCGAAATGGTCCACGTGCACGGGGCACCACGGTTCACCGCATCCGCCACACGGCAGCAGGTCAGCCGCGTACACCACGCGCACCCACTTCCTGGCGCGCTTCACCACCACCGCCGTCCCAGCACCAGGTCCAGCGTGTACTGCTTCGCCTTCGCCCAGTCGCTGCATGTCTGCATGTGTTCGCTCAGCGCCTGGTCCGCCATGCGAGAGCGGAACCCACGCGCACACCCTGGACATATCAGCCGCGCCGGCAGCCACAGCGAGCACGTGGCCTCAGCAAGCATGGCCTCCGTCATGACTGCTCGCTCCGCCGCGCCAGCTCACGCTCCAGGTCCGACACCTGGCGGCGCAGCGCCACCAGCTCGCGCCCCACCGCGTCCTTCTCCAGGGACACCAGCTGCGTGGGAGCCTGCTCATGCGATGCGCACTTGTCGCGTGCGTGCGTGACCGCTACCTGCACCGCATACACCTGCTCCGGCAACGCCCACGCTCCGCACTTGCACCTGTCCGTGTCGCCCATCGTTCCCTCCGCCTGGTTCACTCGCCTTGCATTCCGGGACCGCTTACACCCGCCTGGCGCTCTCTCCACTCCTCCCACGTCAGATAAGGTTTCTCGCGGTCCCGTATGTCACTCGCCCCACAGGAAAACCGCGTCCTTCGCCGGCACGCTCAGCACGCTGTCCGGCACCGTCTGTCCAATCCGCTTCCATCGCGGGTTCAGCGCCTGCTGCGTGATGAGGCTGCTGGTGGGATTCACGCCAACCACGCCGTGCTGGAAAAATCGGATGTAGAGGCCGCTGGACATTTTCACCCACGCGCTCAGCGCATCGCCCAGCCAGCCCACGGATTTCCCGGTGTAGTCCGGTTTCCCGTTCGCGTCCACGCTCCACTCATCGAACCACCACGTGCCTGGCCACGGCTGTCCGCCTGGGCTCACCTCCTGCGCTCCGTACGTCAGCGTGGCGCCGGTCAGACACGCGGTGCCAAGCGCGAACCGCATGGCGCGTTTGTCCGCGAACGTGCCCTCGCTCTTGAGCCAGTCCCCGTCCTTTTGCTTCAGCGCGTTTGCGAACGAACCGGTGACCAGGGCATCAGGGAATCCCTCCACCAGGGTGCCGTCCAGGCCGCAGCGTTCCGCACCGGTGCCGTTGCCGTAGCAGCGGAACCCGTACGGCATTTCCTCGCGCAGCCGTCGCACCATCGCGCTCATGTTCTGCACGCGCACCTGGTCCGTGAACTCATTGCCCACCGGCACCCAGGACGCGACGGGTGAGAAGTAGTCCCCGAAGAATCCGCGCACGCGAGCGCGCTGCGAACCCCACACCAGGAGCCGCGCCATTTCGTCAATCGTGGGCTTCCGCCCCACGTTCACCTGGTACTCCCGCGGAGCGCCGGCAATGAATCCGCCCGTGGCCTGGAGGCCCTTGTGCCAGTACGCGTCAAACGATTTATCGCTCGCATTCACGGGGAAATCCGGAGCCAGCCACCAGCTGCATGTGTGGTGGTAGCCGCTGATTTCGATGTCAGCCCGGAACGTGATGAGCGTTGGGATGATGGCCGGCGAGATAAGCAGCGCGTTCAGGTCCAGCGCCACCTTCGGGAACCGGGCGAAGTCCCGGCACACCGCGCTGTCCACGGTGCCGTCCGCCTTCACCAGGGGTGCACCGCCGGAGCGCACGCCCACGTACGCCCCCACCCTGGGGTGGCCGTTGCCTGCCGCCTGGGCGGTAGACGGACCAGCCACTCCGCAGCTGGACGCCAGGAGCGCGACCAGCGCCAGGCCCATCAGCCAGGCCCACGGCTGGCCCGCCCGCCGCCACACCGCCACCCTCACCGAATCCATCCCCCGTCCGTTCACGCCGGCCTCCTGCCAGGTGTGCCAGGTGTCACTCCGCGTCACGCGACGTCACGCACCCGTCACGCTACCGTGTGACACCCAGCGGTCCAAATCGCGCCCGCCCCTAACCCGTGCAGCTGCAACGATTCCCGCGCCCGCTCGCGCCAGCCGGACCCTAACCCTGATTCATGCTGCTAACACGCATCCCGCATCCCGTTGCCAGGCAACCATTTCCAAAGGCTGACGCTAGCGGAAGGCCGCGCCCGCCGGTACC